GGAATCCATATGGAAAAGAGACCTCATAGATTTGACCTATTGCACGAAAGCAATCTAAAGGAATGGGATTATCTGATGTTCCACATGTGCAAGGACAAAGATGGCAACGATTATGGATGGGCGAAAGTGCTTGATTATATTGGTGTAGGTTGGGACCCAAGCACCATTGGTGGTAACTGCAAAGGGCAGATATCATTACCGTTGGATAAAATGTAAAAAGGGTCAGAACACTGACCCTAAATACTTATGAAATAGCACTAACCTCAAATTCTAAAAGTCCCAATTTAATTTTTAGATGGAAACGTGTTTTCTTCTTGAGAATATTGATAATATCTTGAAGAATAAGAAATAAGGGTGCTATTAAAATAATAGGAATAATATTCATTTTTCATCCTCCTAACAAAGTAATTGTAAAAATATATGACGTTTGTAGGAAGCTAAATAGTCCTGTCGTAAAGGCCATATTGATTCCACCATTGTGAAATAAAGTTTACAGATTAATATTTTTAGGAGATGATAGAAAAATTCCTATATACATTAGAATACATCATAATAGATTAGAATGCAATAAAAAAGAAAGGAGCCGGAACCTATCCGGATAAAAGGCGCGCCGGGTTCCTTTCAAAGAAAATGAAAATTAGTGAATTAAAAGAATATTTGAATACATTCCCGGATGATGCACCAGTAAGTATTGTTTGTGCAAATCCACGGAAAAGAAAAGTATATGAACCAAAGATGGTTCTGCTAATGTCTGATGAAGAATTCAAATTTCCGGCATTAGTAATTGATATTAAAAATGAAAGAAATATGACAGAGGAAGAAAGAAAAGCATGTGAAGATGGTGAGCAGGATGCAGATGATTTGGAAGGGCAGATGCAGATAGAGGACTTCCCAGAGGTGATGCCATGAACCAGATGAACATATTTGATGTAATCCGTGATCCGGTAAAAATTACAAAGCCTATCCGGTTGATCGAGTTGTTTGCAGGGTATGGCTCACAGGCAATGGCTCTAAAACGTATCGGTGCAAAATTTGAGCATTATAGAGTTGTAGAATTTGATAAGTATGCCATAGCAAGCTATAACGCAGTGCATGGAACAGATTTTCCGACAATGGATATAACTAAGGTTCATGCGAAGGACCTGGATATCTGTGATACCGGGAAATACTGCTATCTTATGACATATTCATTTCCGTGCACGGATTTGTCACTTGCGGGTAAACAGGCAGGGATGAAAAAGGGAAGTGGTACAAGGTCGGGATTGCTGTGGGAAGTTGAAAGAATATTAAGTGAAATCCAGAAAAGCGCGGGAGAACTGCCACAGGTACTATTCATGGAGAATGTGCCACAAGTCCATGCAGACGCAAATATGGCAGACTTCCAGAAATGGATTGATTTCCTGTCTGATCTCGGATATGTAAGCTACTGGCAGGATTTGAACGCAAAAGATTACGGAGTTGCGCAGAGCCGGAACAGATGCTTTATGTTTTCTTTCCTTGGCGAGTATAACTATCATTTTCCACGGCCTATACCGCTTGCAAAGAGGATAAAGGATTATCTGGAGGATGAAGTGGATGAGAAGTATTACGTTAGCAATGCGGCATTAAAGGGATTTGAAGAGCATGCAAAAAAGCAGAAAGAAAAGGGGAACAGTTTTCATGCAGTGTTTAAAGATGTTTATGATGCAGCCCCTACTATAAAAAGTAGATACTACAAGGATGGATCTGACTGTCTTATCAGAACCCATATTGTGGGAAGGATAAATTCCTCGCAAGATGGAAAGATCATGAGTGTAAATGGGATTATGGCAGCACATACGGCAGGACATAGCAATGCACCTAAAATTCTTGAGAGAACCATTGTTGCAAGTCGTGGTAGAAATCCCAATAATCCATCAGACAGAACGACGGGCACAACTACAGAACAGCGTCTGGAGCCTAATATGCAGGGAATATGTAATTGCTTGACAAGTGTGCAGAAGGACAACCTTGTTATGGAAGAGCATATAATACAAAGGTCAAACCAACAATATCGTATAAGAAAGCTGACACCAAGAGAATGCGGAAGGTTGATGGGAGTATCCGATGAAGATATTTCCAAGATGGAAGCAGTCAATAGCAACACGCAACTTTACAAGCAGTTTGGAAACAGTATTGTTGTGGATGTGATGTGTGCCATGTTTAGAAATTTAAACATCAATCAGTAGGCAGAGCAGACCGGACAGCTCCGGTTTGCCTAACCCTTAAGTTTTAAATATAAATAACAAAACCAAGCAATCATATATCGATACCTCCTGCCTATATTATATGCAGCATGGTTGAGAATGATTCGCTTGGTGGAAGGAAGTGAGGTAGTTATGGCAAGGGATAAATTAGAAGAAGCAAGACGAGAGGGAATGGCTTATGCCTTAAAAATAGCCAAAACCAAAGGAATTGAAGGACTGGAAGAGGAATGCAAATTCAGAGGGGCAACGAAAATGCCCCTGGCACTTCCAAAGAATGCGATAGATGAATGTGTGCTGAAAATCAAAGAGAATACCATTGATACAATAACAATTCTGTCAGCAATTACACTCCGGGACCAGTTCGGATTTGGAGCAGAAAGGATTAAAAAATACATAGAGCGGTTCAATAGCAAGGCAGAGTGCCTTATGGATGATTACACAACTTGGGATGAGCAGATAGAAATACTCAAGGAAGAGTGTGGACTGGAATTCAAAATCAGAAAAAATGATAAGGATGTGAAAGTGAGGTAGAAGATATGAAAAACGGAATACATCCAAAAGGATATGCAGTAACAAGAAAAAAGACCAATGCAGACCGGATCAGAAGTATGACGGATGAGGAGCTGGCACTGGCAATCATGTGCCCGGCGGAGTATGATTTGAATTTCAATAAAAATGAAAAGTGTAATGGAGAGATGAATAAGAATTGCTACGAATGTTCATTAAAGTGGCTTCGGGCAGAAAGTGAGGAATAGCATGGAGAGATTAACAGAAAGGAATCCATTATGGATTGATGATGAACTGTGGGAAAGGGCATGTGAACCGGATTGCGAGGAAATAGATGCCGTATATCGGAAACTCAAAGACTACGAGGATGCCGAGGAGCGGGAATTGCTACTGCGGTTGCCGTGCAAGGTGGGAGATACCGTTTATGTAGATAGTGCGATTCTCCCAATAAATGATATGGAGTGTGGGAACATTGACCATAAGATTCCCTCATATTTTCCGGCACGAATTGTTTCATTCCGCTTTGCAAAAAGAAACTGGATGAAGATTGCGGTTAAGGCAAAATGGTTGCATGAATGGATTGACGATGAAACAGGTCCGGAAAGTGATTACATAGATAGTGAGAAAAAATTTACGATTTCATTGTCTGGTATTGGCAAAACAGTATTTCTCACAAAATCCGAAGCAGAAGCAAAACTGGCAGAAAGGGAGGGCGAACATGGAGAATAGATATTTATTCCGTGGCAAGCGGACTGATAACAATGAATGGGAATATGGATTACCGAGTTATGATGAAGATGGCGAGATTGAAGAAATTGAGGTATGGAGTGAAGATGATATTAATTTTTATTCGGTAGACCCGTCCACCATCTGCCAGTGCACCGGACTTAAGGACAAGAACGGCAAGTTAATTTGGGAGAATGATATTGTAAAAGACTTATTTAGTGATGTTTGCGCACAAATCAAATACGGCAGTTATCAAAACTGCTTTGATAGCACCAAAACTGAACACGTTGGATTTTATGTATGCTGGTCAGACAAGTATACTAAAAGATACAGAAAAGATTTAGGCTATTGGATAAATATGGTTGATGCAGAGGTTGTTGGCAATGCATTTGACAATCCGGAATTGTTGGAGGTGCAGGAATGACAGAGAATGAAGCAATTAAAGAAATTAAGTGCTGGCTTAACTTTTGTTTTGGATATCGGATTGCACCGGAACTGGTGCAGGCAACAAGAATGGCAACCGAAGCTCTGAAAGAGGTTCAGCAGTACCGTGCAATCGGCACACCGGAAGAATGCTTGCGAAATAAGGATTTTTTGGATTTTATTTCGGACAAAATGAACCCGAATGATTTTGAAACATACTTGCGTTTATACAATGCGTTGGAAGAAAAGGGGTGTGAAGAATGAGTGAAAGCCTTAAACCATGCCCGTTCTGTGGTGGTGAAGCAGGATTTCATGTGATTGCAAATTCAGTTTCACATGGGGGAGCAAGTTTTACTTTTGAAATTGTTTGTAAAAAATGTAAGGTATCTTTACCGAAGCAACATACTATTGGAGTTGATATGAACAGCACCGGAGCTATTGTGGCACGCCATGACGAAAGAGATATTGCAATAAATGAATGGAATCAAAGAGCAGGTGATACCCCATAGAATTTGTCGATAACACTCGACTTTTGTACCTTGAAAATTGAATACTGGCGGTGGAAGTAGTATAATTCCTTTATCATAAGAAATTGGGGGAATCACAAATGAAATGCTTAAGATGCAATGCGGAAATGAAACAGTACAAGTTCGATAGAGATTGGGGAATATACGGAAAAGAATACAATCCGGGAAATGGATATGCTATGAGACAAAATTCTCATAATCCACACAGCATATATGAATGTTCTGAATGTGGTTACATGGAACTAAGTTCTAAGTATTGCGAAAATGAAGATATTTAAAAGCGATTACCAACCGCCAGTATTTCACTGGCGGTATTTTTATACCCTAAAACAGGAGGATTTGAATTGAACAAAGATATATTAATGGATTACATAGATGCATGTGAACTGGTAAAGGAAACCGAAGCAGACATTCAGAAGTTACGGAAAACCGAAGTGGTACATGACAAAGTATCTGGGAGCAACCCTGATTTCCCATTCCAGGCACAAAATTTCAATATCAGTGGACAGGTAGAGCATTACATGGAATCATCCGAACTGGAGAAAGAAAAACAGCTGCTGCAGGAGAGGATGATAAAAGCAAGATACAAGAAGATAAAGGTGGAGCAGTGGATGGAGAATGCACCGGCACGAATCCAGAGACTTGTAAAGCTCAAATATTTTGAAAGGTTATCATGGGAACAGGTGGCAGAAAGGATAGGAGGAAATACCTCAGCAGATAGCGCAAGGATGGAATTAAATAAATATATGAAAAAATAAAAATAGTTTCGTTTTTTTCACACATTTCGTTTTTAATGTAGTAATATGTTATTAAGCCGAAAAGGCAAAAGACCTTTCCGGAACTTCATAACTCATGGGCACTCGAAAGGGTGCCTACTCCCAAATAAAAGAAGATTAATAGGCACTGTGCATAAGCATGGTGCTTTTTTCGTGGAGAATAATAAGTAGAGAGGAAATAGGTTGAGTTACAAATCACAGAGAAATTATGAAAATGCACAGCGGATGCTATTTGATGGAATCGGGCAGTATGCGATACCGGAGATAGAACCTACACAATTTGAGAATGCAGAGTTTATTGGATTTAATTATGCTAAGAGTGCGAAGAATCCAGAGAGCAAGGTAGTACATTTCTTTCTGGACGATTACCAATTTACCAGAGTATGGACAGATCCGGATAGATATATTTCAATGCTACAACGGTTCAAGTATGTGTTGACACCGGATTTTAGTTTGTATACAGATTTTCCGAAGCCGTTGCAGATATATAACCACTATCGTAAACATTGGCTAGGAGCATATTGGCAAATGCATGGTATCAATGTTATTCCTACGATTTGCTGGAGTAATCAGGAATCGTTCGAATGGTGCTTTGATGGAGAACCTACACATAGTGTCGTAGCAATTTCATCTGTTGGAACACAAAATGGAACAGAAAAGAAGCAATGTTTTCTTGATGGATATTTTGAGATGATAAAGAGATTAGAACCTACACAGATTATCTTTTATGGCAGAGTGCCAGACGAGTGTAAGGGGAATATCGTACATATTAAGCAGTTTACGGAGAAATGGAACAAAGCGGAGGTGGCGCAGTGGTAGTGAATTTACAGTTTTTTGGTGGACGTGGCACAACAAGTGGATTAAATACAATTAGGCAGATTACAGTCAACATGGATGGAAGCAAAGCCACATACCGCAGTGAAAAGGGAAAGACATGGCGAATTGAAAATGGTAATGTGAAAGATGTAGTTCCAATGACGTTAAAGGAAATTGAGGATAGAGCCAAGAAAGCAGGATATTCCGTGAAAACTTACACTAATAAAGAATATGAACAATATGAGAAGGAGTACCGGAAAGACAGGGAAGAAACAAGCAAACAATTAGATAGGATTTGGTATGAAGCAGGTCCGAGACCAAGAAAAGGATGGAAAGGTCATTGATTTATACGATAAGAATAAGAGGATAGAAAATGGGCGGCAGAGGAGCAAGTAGCGGATTAAGTGATAAGGGAAACAAATATGGTTCTCAATTTCATTCCATAATGGATACAAATGGAAAACCATTAGTATCTGGAAATATAAAATTTATTGAATCTAACTCAAGAGATTCAGAAAGCTTATTTGAAACCATGACGAAAGGCAGAGTTTATGCGGTAGTTGGTGGTAATGATTTACTGAAGGTGGTTTATTTTGATAAGGATAATAAACATACAAAAGAAATAAATGTAGGTCATAAACATGCAAACTTAGACCCTCATGTCCATCATGGGTATTACCACAATGAAAGAGATGGTACAAAAGGGGCTACAAAGTTAAATACAAACGAAAAGAAAATGTTAGAAAAAATTAAAAAGGTATGGTATGATTACCTTGGTAGAAGATAGTTTAGGCTGGCAGAACAGGTTGATAGACAAGGCATCGGTTCAATTCCGGTTGACTACCAAGAGGATGTACCATAACGGTATGTCCTTTTTATTTTGCATTAGGAGGTGGCTGAATGAAGCAGAGTAAAGCGGTCGGAAGGCCGCCAAAGTATAAGACTAAAGAAGAAATACAGAGGAAGATAGATGATTATTTCGAAGAATGCAATGGAGAAGTTCTCCGGGGTGAGGATGGAAAAATTGTATACAATAAATGGGAAAATCCAGTGATTATAAATGTGCATCCACCAACAATAACTGGATTAGCATTAGCACTTGGTTTTACCAGCAGACAGGCATTGTTGAACTATCAGGCAAAGGCTGAGTTCGTTGACACGATTACGCGCGCGAAGTCCAGAGTAGAAGCATATACAGAGGAACGATTATTTGATAGAGATGGCAGCAATGGAGCGCAATTTAGTTTGCGTAACAATTTCCGGGGATGGAATGATAAAGTCCAGACAGAGCTTGAAGTGGAAGAACAGAAAGCACGGATAGAGCAAATCAAAGCACAGACAGAAGTGCTAAAACTTAAGACTCAGGGTGAGGAAGAAGATGATACCGTAGATGATGGATTCATAGCAGCATTAAATGGAACTGCAGCAGAGGATTGGAAAGATGAAGAAGAGTAGACAGATTTTTCATTTCAAACCATTTTCCAAAAAGCAGCGTAAGGTTTTGAACTGGTGGTGTGATGATTCACCGGTAAAGGATAAAGATGGAATTATTGCAGACGGAGCAATCCGTTCCGGTAAAACGGTCTGTATGTCATTATCCTTTGTATTGTGGGCAATGACTACTTTTAATGGTCAGAATTTCGGAATGTGTGGAAAGACAATCGGCTCATTTCGGCGAAATGTATTGTTCTGGCTGAAACTGATGCTAAGAAGTCGGGGTTATAAGGTAGTAGACCACAGGGCTGATAATCTGATTGTTATTTCAAAGGGAGATGTAGTTAATAATTTCTACATATTCGGTGGAAAAGATGAAAGTTCACAAGACCTTGTGCAAGGTATCACATTAGCAGGAGTCTTTTTTGATGAAGTAGCACTGATGCCGGAATCATTTGTGAACCAGGCAACCGGACGTTGTTCTGTGGATGGTTCTAAGTATTGGTTCAACTGCAATCCGGATGGACCATATCATTGGTTCAAGGTAAATTGGATTGATAAAATAAAGGAAAAGAATCTGTTGTATCTTCATTTTACAATGGATGATAACCTCTCTCTTACTGAAAAGATAAAAGAGAGATACCGCAGCATGTATACTGGAGTATTCTTCCGAAGATATATATTAGGCCTGTGGGCAATGGCAGAGGGTATTATTTATGATATGTTCAATGCTGATGATCATGTGACCAAGGAAGAGCAGGAATTATATCCTACCGGAAAATATATCAGTATTGACTATGGAACCCAGAATGCAACAGTATTCCTGATGTGGGAAAAATCATTAAGTGGCAAATGGTGCTGCACAAAAGAATATTATTATTCTGGAAGGGATAAGGGAAAGCAGAAAACAGATGCAGAATATGCAAAGGACTTAAAAGAATTTGTTGGAGATAAAAAAATAAGGGCAGTAATTGTAGACCCGTCCGCCGCTTCTTTTATAGCGGAATTACGGAAGAAAGGGTTTACAGTAATAAAAGCAAAAAATGATGTGGCAGATGGAATCCGTCTGGTTGGGACATTACTCAATCAGAAACGGATTCTTTTTTATGTGTGTTGCAAGAATACGCTTAAGGAATTTGCTTCTTATATATGGGATACAAAAGCGGCAGACCGTGGGGAAGACAGACCAGTAAAACAGTATGACCATGCGATGGATGCGGTACGTTATTTTTGTAGCACTGTGCTTGGTAATCAGGTAGCGAGAATAAAAAGTAAGCAGCAGCTTGGATTTGGATAGGAGGTTAAAAAGTGTTTGTATTTACATATCCGGCAGAAAAGTATGATGAACTTAATATAAGAAAAACAGATATATTACATTTAATTAATAAGCACATCACAGTAGCATCTGCATTGAAAAAGAAAATGGATTACTATGAGGGTGAGCAGGCAATCCTTGAACGCAAGAAAGAGGACGGTGCACCAAATAATAAACTGGTATGTAATCATGCGAAAGATATTTCTGATACAGCAACAAGTTATTTTATCGGTGAGCCAGTTACATATAAGTCAGATGATGATATATCAGATTTGTTAAAAGCACTGGAGAATGCCGGGGCAGATGAAGCAGATGGTGATAATGGTCTTGATTTATCTATTTATGGACTGGCATTTGAGTATATGTATGCCAAAGAGGGACAGACTGAGCTTGTATGTAAGAACCTTTCACCGCTTAGAACATTTATGGTATATGACGATACCATTGAACAGAATGAATTATTTGCAGTTTACTATTATACGAAAAAGGATGATACGGATACCTTTCCAATAAAGTATATTGCAACGGTGCTTACACAGAACTATAAGTATGTGCTTAACATACAGGATAATAATGAATTGCAGGAAACAACGGAGGAGCCACAGCCACATTATATGGGTGATGTGCCAATTATTGCATATCAGAATAATAAGCTTGGAATTGGAGACTTTGAACTGCAGATTCCACTTATAGATGCATATAATGCAATCATGTCTGACCGGGTAAATGATAAGGAGCAGTTTGTAGATTCTATTCTGGCAATATACGGAGCACTGCTTTCTGACGAGATAGAGGATGAAGGAGAAGGCACCGGAACACAGAAAGCAATGAAGAAACTGAAAAGGGAGAAGCTGTTGGAACTTCCGGACGATTCAAAGGCGGAATATCTTACACATACTTTTGATGAAGCGGGAGTGGAAATCTTACGAAAAGCTATTGAGCAGGATATTCATAAATTCAGTCATATTCCTTGTATGACAGACGAATCCTTTGGAGGAAATGTATCTGGTGTTGCAATGGAATTCAAATTGCTTGGAATGGAGAATATCACCAAAATAAAGACCAGATATTATAAAAAAGGTCTTCGTAAGAGATTAAGGATATTCGCACATTGGCTGTCTGTTAAAGGAAAAAATGTTGATATATCCGGTATTAAGACTATATTTACCAGATGTATGCCAAAGAATCTGTTGGAAATTTCACAGTGGGTTAGCAATCTTTGGGGGAAGGTCAGCCGGAAAACACTGCTTTCTCAGATTCCTTTTGTAGATGATGTGGAAGCAGAACTTACGGCAGTTAATGAAGAAGAGGAAGAAGCTATAGAGAAACAGAAGAAATTATTTGATAATCATCCAAATGATAAATTAGAGGAAGATGCGGATGGCGAAGCTTAATTACTGGGAGCGCAGGGAAGCACAGGATATGTATAATTACATGGAAAGTGCAGAGAAAAAGGCAGATGAAATAGCACAGCTATATTTGAAAGTATCCCGGTATATTTCTACGCAGGCAGATCAGATATTTGATAAATACAAAGGCAAATATGGTCTGTCTGAAAGCGAAGCACGCAGACTGTTGAATGAATTAAAGGATAAGACCTCACTGGACGAACTTCTGCAGAAGCTTAGAGATGGAGATTCTAATGACAGCCGTAAAGAGTTGAAAAAACAGCTAGAATCGGCTGCATACCAGGCAAGGCTGGAAAGATTACGGCAGTTACAGAATCAATTGGATTTTGTAATGATGAGAGTTTATAAGCAGGAGTTGCAGCGTAACCGTAGTTTTTATACTGATTTTGCCAATGAAGCCTACTATCGTGAAATGTATAATATCCAGCAGAGAGCCGGTGCCGCATTTTCATTTGCCCATATATCCAAGGATACAATTGAAGAGGTAATAAATAGTCGGTGGTCTGGTGAAAATTATTCCTCCAGAATATGGAAGAATACAAAAGCATTAGCACAGGAGTTAAAGGGGCAGTTACTGCTTGAACTGGTTACCGGTAAAACACACCGGGAGATAGCCAATGAGATTGCTAATAAGTATGCAGCAGGTGCCAGCAGAGCCAGACGGTTAATAAGAACAGAGAGTAATTATCTTGCCGGAGAGATGAGTTTTAAAGCATATGCGGCAGCAGGCATAGAGAAGTATATGTATTTGGCAGTGCTGGATTTAAAGACTTGTACCACTTGTTGCAAAACACTGGATGGAAAGATATTTTATACAAAGGATAAAAAGGTTGGTGTCAACTGCCATCCAATGCATCCGTGGTGTCGGTGTACGGAAATAGCTGTTCTGGATGAAGAATGGCTAAAGGATATGACCAGAAAAGCATTAGATCCTAAGACGCATAAGAAGATAGATGTACCGTTAACCATGAGTTATGCTCAATGGTATCAGAAATATGTGGAAGGGAACCAGGATGCCAAGCTGGAAGAAAAGAGAATCCGAAATATAACATCAGATAGGATTCAGTATAAAAAATATCGGGAGATTCTTGGCGAAGAAGTGCCGGAAACGCTGGAAAAATTCCAAAAAATGAAGTATAATAATACTGAAAATTGGGAACTGTTTAGAACGTATACTCGCTCCGTGAAGAATGGAATGATATCACCACTATCCGGATTTACTAATTATCAAAAGATATATGGTGATATTGAAAAAAATGTTATTGGAATAAAGACTTCTGAGGGAATAGAAGTAAAGGGACAGAGTAAACATTTCATGGAGAGAGTGATTGGAACCATGAAAGACCCCAAAACAGGAAAACCACGTTCTGGAGTTACTATTGAAGGAATAAGAGATGCATTGGAGAAACCATTAAAAGTGATGCCTGTGAGAACATCAGTTAATGGTGATAAAAGCCAAAAATATATTGGAAAAGGTGGAACAGTTACAATAAATCCAGATAGTGGTTTATTGATTCAATGTAATCCGACAGATGTAGATTACATAAGGAGAATAGAGAATGCGAAAATTTAAACTTACAAATGAACAAATCGAATTTCTTAAAGAAATGTATCCTGATAATGAACTTGTCCAGCGAGTATTGAATAGTGGGGAAAATGGAGTTTTTGAAATTGATGTAGATACTAAAATTGATTTTATGGATTATATAGAAGATGAATCCGTATATTGGATGGATAAACACCAGGAGGGAACAGCAAAAACTCATATGTTGGAATCCATACGGGATGATATATATTATCAGACCAATTAGTTATCAGAAGTAGTAAATATTATAAAATAAATAATTATAGATACCACTGGCCTTTAGACTGGTGGTATTTTTATACCAATTTCTAGGAGGTGAAAACATGAAAATCAAAGTAACAAAGCGGTATGTGGATAAGTACACAAAGAAAATTGTAGAAGAGGGTACAGAAACGGAAATGACCGCAGAACGTGGCAAGGAATTGATAAAAGAAGGTGTTGCCAAAGAAGTAAAAGTAACAGGAAAAGAAGCATAGAAGGGCGGTGATTCCTTATATCTCCCAGCTATGGGTTAAATAGTGATAAGCACGCAGATTGTATTCTGGGTGTTATTTTTATGCCTTTTTTCCGCAGGCATTAAAGAACGGTAGAACAATGTGGTATGCAACGGACTGGGGAAAAGACCGGCTCGGGGCAGGAAGGAGAAAATATGAAGAATAAAGAAGTAAAGGCATTGAGAATGCCACTGAAATTACAGTTTTTTGCAACCGGAGACGGTGACGGCACTGGAGATGGTGACGGTTCCGGGGATGGAGCAGGAGACGGAGATGGCACAGGTGAAGGTTCAAAGGGTGAACCACCAAAGACCTTTGATGATTTCTTGAAAACAGGAGATTTCCAGTCAGAATTCGACCGGAGAGTGCAGCAGTCAATTACAACAGCACTTAAGAATCAGAAAGAAAAGTATGATGCTTTAATGGATGACCGGTTATCAGAAGCAGAGAAACTTGCCAAGATGACAAAGGATGAAAAACAGGAATACCTCAATAAAAAGCATGAAAAGGAGTTATCTGACAGAGAAGCCGCTATTACCAGAAGAGAACTTATGGCAGAAGCGAAAAATACTCTTGCAGAGAAAAAACTCCCGGTAACATTGGCAGACGTGCTGGTGTATACAGATGCAGATTCCTGCAATAAATCCATTGAAGCAGTAGAGAAAGCCTTTACAGAAGCGGTAGCCGCTGCCGTAGAAGAAAAGCTGAAAGGCGGAAAGCCAATGAAAAACGGTGATTCCAATGTAACAGAGTTGGACAAAATCGTTAGTATGATGAGCGAATAGGAAGGAGATTTTAGAAGATGGCAATTAACACATTAGCAACAGCAACAAAATTTCAGAAAGCATTGGACGTGTTAGCAGTTCGTGAAGCTGTAACCGGCTGGATGGAAGCAAATGCAGGTAAGGTAAAATATACCGGTGGCGCAGAAGTAAAAATTCCGAAAATGTCGGTACAGGGTCTTGGAGATTATGACAGAGATAACGGATATCTCATGGGTTCCGCTACTTTGGAATATGAAACTAAGAAAATGACTCAGGATAGAGGTCGTAAGTTCCAGTTAGATTCTATGGATGTTGATGAGACTAACTTTGTAACAACTGCATCCTCCGTTATGGGAGAGTTCCAGAGGACAAAAGTTATTCCGGAGATTGATGCATACCGTCTTTCCAAGATTGCAACAGAAGCAATCAATGCAAATGTGGCAGGTATGGTTCAGTATGGATACACACCGGGAGCAGCTAATACAAGTGCACTCCGTAAAGTAAAGGAAGGTATTGCTGCAATCAGAGACCTTGGTTATGGCGGACCATTAGTAGTTCATGCTACAGACAGCTTTATTTTGGAGTTAGAGTTAGAACTTGCAAATAAGATTTCTACAGTAAACTTCAAAAAGGGCGGTATTATTACTAAAGTTCCGGCGGTTGATGAAGTACCAATTATTCCAACACCGGCAAATCGTCTGGTAACAGCAATTAAGCTGAATGACGGAAAAACGAGCGGTCAGGAAAAAGGTGGATTTGAAAAGGGTGCAACTGCAAAGGATATTAACTTTGAAATTATGCCACTTAAAACACCGGTAGCAATTTCCAAGCAGGATAAGATGAGAATCTTTGACCCGAATACAAATCAGAAAGCAGATGCATGGGCAATGGATTACAGACGTTTCCATGATTTATGGATTTTGGAAAATAAGGTTAATTCCATTTATGTAAGCATTAAGGATTCAGAATAACAGGAGGTAGTACATGAGAGTTAAGACTGACAATGTTGAGAGAGTTGTTTCTGATGAATACGGCAGAGAACTTGTGGCAAGTAAAAAAGCCGTAGAAGTGCCGGAAAAAGAGGTAGAGACAAATTCCCTGGAAAAGCTGAAAGTAGATGAATTAAAGGCACTGGCATCTGAAAAGGGAATTGAAGGAGCTGAGACTATGAAAAAGTCTGAGCTTCTGGATATCTTAAAGGATGTGGTCTAGGTGACAGATATTGAAAAATTAAAAAAGCTTACCGGAGAGAGTGACGAAGAGTTGCTCTCTCTTTTGCTGGAAGAAGCAGAAGCTTTTGTGCTGTCATATACGAATCGGACGCACATTGTAAGTGGTCTGGACAAAGCAGTAAGAGACCTGGCAGTAATTGCTTTAAACCGGATGGGAACGGAAGGAGAGACCGGGCGAAGTGAGGGCGGAGAGACCTATAGCTTTGATAATGCCCCAAAGCAGGTATATACCCTGATGAACCGGTACAGATTAGCGAGGTGTGGCGGACATGCGTATGAAGCGAAGCAGAATACAGAAGTATCACCATAGAAGTAAGGAAACAGGAAAAGATGCCGAAGGTGGTATTTTTACACAATATCAGGAAGCAGTTCCATTTTGTGGTGAGATATGGCCGGCATCCGGTGAAGTGCAGGCTAAGTTATATGGAGAAAAACTATCATATATCCGTAATGTTCGGATAGAGGGCAGATATGTCATTACTACAGACAGAGCCGGAGTTGTTCATTATGTGTATCCGGATGGACTGGATATAGTGGAATCTGATGGATTATGTCTGTATGTGGATGGCACTGCAGAACCGGATTATAAGGTTATTGCAATTAAGCCATACCGGAATCTTACACTGGAGGCTATGAAGATATGATAGATGGTCTGGATAAGCTGCTGAAACGAATTGAACGGTATGAAAATGTAAGTACCGTTCAAGGTGTAAGAAAAGGAATTGCACTGGTTCAAGCGCAGGCAAGAGCAGGATGCGTCAGTGAGACTGGAGAATTGAGAAATTCTATTCACGTCAGTGATGAAGTGATTGGAAAAAATAAAGTGGTTGGAACCTGCTTTACAAACAAATCCTATGCGCCTTATGTAGAATTTGGCACGGGTTCCAAAGGGCAGGCGAATCATGCCGGAATATCACCTAATGTACCGGTTGCCTATAGCCAGTCACCGTGGTGGATACATGAGAGCCAGATTGATAAAGGTCTGGCAGAAAAGTATCACTGGTTTTACATAGACACCAAGGACGGACGTTTCTATCAGTGTAATGGACAGCCAGCAAGACCATTTATGTATCCGGCATTGAAAAATAATGAAGAGAAGATAACCAGATTGATTGCAAATGACATTAAGGAGCAGCTGAAATGAAAAATGTGAAAGACATTGTATATGGAGCAATTAGTGGTGTAGTGGAAAATACCACGGATTTGTATCCGAGTAACTTTGAAAATCTCCCGGCAGTTCAGTATATCGAGGATGAGAATAGCGTATATGAGAGAACCGGCAATAAAGAAGATAAAGCTTATGTCAGATATATTGTGGATATCTGGGACAGAAAAAGCACATCCCAGACCACATTGGAAATTGATAAAGCTATTTCTGCTATCGGTCTTGTGCGTACATCCTGCAAAGATGTACCGGAACAGGGTGGATTGAAACATAAACACATGGTATACGAAGGAATTATTGATATGGATTCTGAAATCGTATATTGGGACAAATAAGAAGGAGGAAGAAAGCATGTTAGCAAATGGAGCAAAGTTAGAGTATAAGAAGGGCGAACAGTGGGTAGACTGCCCGGGCTTAAAGGAAATTCCGGATATTGGAAATGAACCGGAAAAGGTAGATAATACCTGCCTTACCGATAAGCACAAAGTAAACGAAAATGGTATCGGTGATTTAGGGGATATGACCTATAAATTCAAATATGATAACAGCAAGGCAGACTGCCCTTACCGTGTGTTCCGTGATAAGAAACCGGATGAAGTTACCGAATTCAGAGAAACACTTGCAGATGGTTCTGTTACCGAATATTCTGCACAGACATCTGTAAAGCGTACCGGCGGAGCAGTAAACGGAGTAATCGAGTTTGAATTAACAATGGCAGTACAGAGTGATTTCACTTATACTGACCCAGCCTAAGAGAAGGAGGATAAAAATCAATGGACGGATTAGATGAAATGTTACAGACAGAAGATAAAGAGAAAAAGGTAGTTGCAATGAATCAGAAAGAGGAACAGCCAAAGCGTAAGCAGTTCCATTTCTGGAGTGTGGCAGGAGTAGACCATAAGTTGAAGCTGACCACTTCCATGATTACCAAATTGGAAAGTAAGTACAAGACCAATGTTATTAATCTGGTCATGAACGAAGGGGTACCGCCACTTTCTGTAATGCTTACCATTGTGCAGGCAGCACTTATTCCGTGGGAGCATGGAACCAGTTATAAGGATGTAGAGAAGTTATTTGATTTATGGCTGGAGCAGGATGGTGGAGATCAGCAGAGTTTCTTTAAAGAGGTAATTGTTCCACTGATGGCGGTATCCGGTTTTTTTACGGAGAAACAGACAGCGGAGATTCTCGAAAGCCTGGAGGAGAGAGCCAGTCAGATTTAATATCCGATTACATTGATTTATTATATCCAAGAGCATTAGACAGCGGAATCTCAGTCGGAAAGTTTTGGAATTCTTCTCTGACTGAGATTTTGGATAGGATAGACAGCTATGACCGGAGAAAAAAGTCTGAAATTAATCTCATGTTTATGCAGGCAGATTTGATTGCCAATAGGGTAGCGAAATGTTTTGACCCACAAAAGGTAAAAACTGTCATGCCGTGGGACTACTTCCCAGAAGTATTCGAAAAGGAAAGAAAAGAATACGAACAGCAGGAAGTTATAACTGTAAAAAATAGAAGACGTGCTGCAATGGATGAATATAACCGCAGGCGGCACATGCAGGCAGGAGGTGAGAATGAATGAGTGATGAATCCTTAGAAAAATTGAAGGTTGTAATTGAAGCCAGTGCAAATCCGTTCCGGGAAGAAATGAAGAAGCTTCGGAAGGAAATGAATGATTCCAGTAAGGTTGTAGATGACCAGATGAAGAATATTAAAGCGGATATGGACAAAACAATGGAGCCTATCCGTAAAGTGCAGGCACAGATACGAAGAATTGGTGAAACCATGAAAAGCGTACTTGGAAAGAGCCTGCCGGGTAACCAGTTTAAGGATATGAGCAACAGCATTGAGAAGACCCAGAAGAAACTGGACAAGCTGATTGCAGCAAAGCATGATCTGGAGGACTCCGGCAAGGATATGGAGTATACAGATGATTTCAAGGAACTGATGAAGGTCACTGATGCGGCAGAAAAGAAACTGAATTCTTATATTGAACAGGAAGACAGGATGAAAGCCACAGGTACCGTAAATAAGAAGAGTAATAGCTGGAAGAATTTGCAGTACAATATTGAACAGGCTAGAAATACTTATAATGCATATAAGATGGATATGGAAAATACCACACCATCTGAAAAGGTGCAGCCTACTGATAAATGGCGGAAGGTTCAGAAAGAAATTTATGATACCAGAATCGAGCTGGCACAGATGAATGAGGAGCAGCAGAAGTATGAGAAAAGCGTCAGAGTCAGCAGGGTTTCCAAAGTATTTAAAAATGTACTGAATACTTTTAAATCATTGGGACAGTCCATTAAGAAAAGCGGTGGCTTATTTGCATCACTGATTCAGAAATTTAGAAATGGAATTCCTTGGTTTAACAAGACCAGAAATTCTATGCATGGTTTAGGCAATTCTGGCAGCAGGCTTGGTAATATCTTTAGAACCCTTGGTATGACAGCAAGGTTTATGTTTGCCAGCTTTGCAATAACCGGCACCATTAATGGCGCAAAAGAGGGATTGAAGAATCTTGCACAGTACAGTGATACTACGAATGCTAGTATCTCAGCTTTGTATAGTGACCTCATTACCTTAAAGAATGCTTTTGCAGTAGCGTTTGCGCCTATTTTGAATGTGGTAACGCCAATTCTGGATACCTTTATTACCTATTTAATAGATGCGGCAAATGCGGTGGCACAGTTCTTTTCAGCACTTACCGGAAGTCCAACCTGGACTAAGGCAACCAAAGTACAGAAGGACTATGCCGGCAGCCTGAACAATACTGCATCAGCGGCGGCAGCAGCCAAAAAGGAGTTATATGGTTTTGATGAAATAACCAAGCAATCAGATGATAGTAGTTCCGGCAGTAGTGGAGCAGGCGGTTCTATTGGCAGTATGTTTGGAACTGAAGAGGTAAGCAATAAATTTTCCAATTTTGCACAGATGGTAAAGGATGCATGGAAAGATGCTGATTTTAGTGAAATAGGTGAGATTGTCGGTACTAAGATTCGTGATGGACTGGATAGCATTAATTGGGATGCAATCCAGGAGACCTGCAACAAAATAGCAAAGAGTATTGCAACCTTTATTAATGGATTTATTGGTACGGAAGGTCTTGCTGAGAGTATTGGAAGTACAATTGGAAATGCTATTAATACAGGTGTAGGAATGGCACACACTTTCTTTAACACTACGGATTTTGTTGGTTTGGGCGAATTTATAGCCACGACAGCCAATACAGCCATTATGGATACCACAGACTGGGGATTGATTGGCGAAACTGTAGCAGAGGGATTAAAGTCTGGTATAGAAACCTGGTATGGATTTGTAACAACCTTTAATTTTGAAGGGTTAGGAGAAAAAATCGGTGACTCCATAAAACGTTTCTTTAGAGAGATGGGTGAAGTTAACGAGGAAACGGGCCTGACTGGTTGGAAAGAACTTGGAGTTTCTATAGGAACTACCATTTCTGGATTTGCAGATACGATTGTAACAGCCTTTGAGGATGGTGTTAATTGGGAAGAAATAAAGAGTGCAGTAAGTGAGCTGATATCAGGTATATTTGATAATCTGGATGTGAATGTTGGGAAATTGGCTTTAACTATAACAGCATTTTCTCTATTTAAAGATGGAGCAGAACTTACTGCGGCAATTGTGAAAAAGGCACTTATTAGTGCGTTGGTTGTAGCGGCAGAAGATGTCTTTGGAACAACAGAAGCAGGAACACTTGCAATTTCACTTCCAGCAATTCTAACAATTGCAGTTGGTGCAATCGTTATTGCGTGGGGAGATGAAATCGCAAAGGGAATAGGGGATGAATTGCTTAAAAAAAGAGCTGATTTTTGGGGGAAACTTTTTAATGTGGATGATGACACAATACAGTCAGTAAAGGATAAAGCAGTTGAAACATTTAATTCGATTGTTGATGATATACATCCAATAAGAGATTTTTGGGAATCATTTACAGGACTATTTAATGGAAAAGGTCCGGTTAACCAGAAGCATTTAGAAAATGTTAAAAAGTGGCTTACAGATTTTACCAAAAAGATTAAAGAATTACTTCAAAGTTTTAAAGACTGGATTTCTGATTGGTTCAATTCATGGAAAGATTTAAATGGATTTGGAAGTGATGAAGCAGTTGGAGCCAGCGTGAAACCATCTAAAGATAAATTGACAAGTGGTGTGTTCGGAGATATTTATGAACAAAATGGAATAGGAAAAACATTGTATTTTACAATAAAGTCACTTACAACAGCAGATGATATTTATAATCCGCTGCAGACTTCTTTTTCCAAGAAACCATTGACTACTGAAACAAAGACCACTTCCGGAGCGAAACTTCATGAAGAGGTGCAAGGTGGAATTACATCTGCTGGTGCATTTCATAATGCTGTAAAATCTACCACAACTGGAAATATGATTTTTGATTTTATTCAGTCTGATTTTATGAAAAATAAATTACATACTGCTACAAAGTCAGATACCAATGGACATTCTATATTTGGCTGGGTGCAGGGAGCATTCGGGCAGAGTATATTTCATACTGGAGCAAAATCAGATACCAGTGGTAGTATGATACATCAGACAGTGCAGAATACTTTTGGGGCACAAAGCCTTAGCACATCGGCAACAGTAACCACTAGTGGAACAGATCTTAGAAATTCGTTGCAGGCATCTTTTGGTGGGAACCCATTAACTATCGGAGTATCATTGGTTAGAAATGGATGGAGTTCTCTTACAGATTGGGTTAACAGCTTCTTTGGAAGTGGAAATTCTGGAAGAGGAGCATCAATAACAAGAAGAGCAGATGGCGGACTTTTTTCTGGTGGGGTTTGGCATCCGGTTACTGCTTATGCAGGTGGTGGTTCACCTGCAAGTGGCCAGTTTTTTATGGCAAGAGAAGCTGGGCCGGAGTTAGTAGGAACAATTGGACGGCATACTGCTGTAATGAACAATAACCAGATAGTATCTTCTGTATCAGATGGTGTATATTCAGCAGTGTTATCTGCAATCTCTCAGACAGCACGAAGCAATAGCACACCAATGGAATTACACGTTTATGTAGGGGGAGAAAAAGTGACAGATTATGTCATTAAGGATATTAATGGTAGAACAGTTTCAACCGGAAAATGTCCAATTTTAACGTAATTTGGAGGGTAGCGTATGCTGCCCTCTTTTCAAACAATACACAAATGTGTATAATGAAATTAATATGTAAAAGGAGGTGCGAGTTATGGCTTTAATAAATTGTCCGGAATGTGGCAGACAGGTAAGTTCGCAGGCAGAGAAATGTCCAGGATGTGGATTTCCGATTAGAAATTATGCGGAAAAATTTCCAAAACAGCAAAAGGAGAAAAGAGAAAAGCATACAGACCCAATAGCTAGTTTTGTATTTAGTTTGATAGCATTATTTTTTGTCGGGTCTGGTTCTATATTAGTGATAATACCTATTGTAATTGCTTTTGTAATAGGAGTTATGGGATTAACAGAACGTGGAGCAGATGGATTTGCAATTACTGGAGTAGTAGTTAGTGTACTGGACGCATTATTACTAATTGGAGTAATATTGTTATAAAGAATAATATACAAAGGAGGTAGGGTTATGATACTATGCAAAAAGTGCGGAAATCCGTGTAGAATTGGAACAGAGCCAGTTGGAAGAGATAGCAATGGATTGCCGGTATTTCACAGATTTTCTTATTGTGATAGGTGCCGATTGAAGGAGGATTTAGATTTAGTACAAAACGCACCAAAACAAAAATCAAAAAAGCGTAAAGATTCCCAGTTAAGTATAATAGCATGTATCTTTTCAGGAGTTGCATTTATTTTTCCGATGATTGCTATTGTGGGATGGATTTTAGCTTTGGTTGGTATAATTATAGGATTTGTCGACTTGGGAATGAAAAAGGAGGATGAAAGACATTTAGGTTCTTATTTTTCCATCATTGTTTTTATCGTGTACTGTATAATTCTATTTATCTAGTTTGAAATAGGATAGTGTTATAAAAATTACAATTGAATAGTAATAGCAAATAGAATCAGAAAAGCTGTTAGTTATACTATAAGGTGCAACTAACAGCTTTTCTGATAATTTATAATAAAATAACACATAAGAAATATTAAAGTAATTTACTTAGTCAGTTGGAGGAACGGTATTATCGAGTAACTTATTAAAGATATTTATAATATACATTTTGTAGGCTTCTTTTGATGGCAGGTTTTCGAATCTGTCCATTAGTTTTTTTGTAGCTAAATCTAGTGGATTATTTAAATCAAAGGAATCATAGCCATATGAAACTTGTATTATGTTTTTTAAATCTTCTGACGGAATTTCTACAAGCATACTATATTCGGTATACAGTTCTATTAATTCTGAAAATAGAGGATTTTGTATAAATGCATTAAGTCCTGGAGAAATGTAACTCTTTTTTGATTTAATTATTTCTATGGATTTATCTGTCAACCCTAGTTCAGTATTTATTTCGGCATATTTTGGGTTTTTGACATTACTAAAGCCAAGAAGATAGTCGACTGTAACATGAAAACGTTGTGAAATTTTTTCTAGTGTTTCAAAACTTGGTTCCTGTTCTCCACGCTCATATTTGCCTAAAGAAGAGTATGATATATTTAATTCACTTGCAAGGTCTCGCAGGGATAATCCATTTTCTAAACGTAAGTTTTTTATTCTATTCATGCTGTGTACCTCCTAGACACATAATAACACATTTTTTCCAAAATGTAAAAATGTATATTGACAATATACTAAAAGGACACTATAATCACAAATGTGGACAAAAAATACACAGAAAGGAGAGAATATATGAAACGTGCAACAATAGTTTTAGAAGACAGTGTGCATAAGGCAGCTAAGATAAAGGCTGTTATGCAGGATAAGTCCTTTATTCAGTATGTAGCTGACTTAGTAAAGCAGGACGTACAAAAAAAGGAGTAAACACCCACCGACCAAAGTTTGTGTTTACTCAAAAAGAAAACCTATTAATTATAGGAATTCCATAGATGATTATAGGGGATTCCGTCAGTTTTTGCAAGGAGGAATTGCAAGATGCAGAATTTAACAGTAATCGAAAATGAATTAGTGCCAGTATATGAGACAGATAATGGAGAGAAGGTAGTGTATGGTTCAGAACTTCATGAAGTTCTTAGTGTTAGGACTCCATATAAAGACTGGTCATCCCGTCGATTAGAGGATGTTGATGCAATTGAAAATGAGGATTTTGAAGCCGCGCAAATTTGTGCACCTTCAGGACAAACTAAAAAGGACCACATTATTAAGCTGGATACGGCTAAAGAAATGGCGATGCTGGAACGAAGTGAAATGGGAAAACGGGTGAGGAGATATTTCATTCAAATAGAAAAGAAATATAAAGAAAATTCTTTGGAAGGTCTTTCGCCGGAACTTAAGGCAGTTATTATAGTAGATAAACGTATTACAAAAGTAGAAAAGAAAGTGGAACATCTGGAGTATGACATTCCACTTTATGGTTCAGAGGCAGATGAGCTATGTAATCATGTAAAGAGAAAAGGGGTTGACATGCTGGGAGGGAAAAATAGTAATGCTTATAAAGATACAAAAATACGTGCGGCGGTCTATTCTGATATATATAACCAGATTAAACGTGAGTTTGGACTATATGATGAGAAAGGGAGATTTAGATCATATAAAGCATTAAAAAGACGATATTTATATGATGCACATGAATTAGTAGATGTTTATGAATTACCTACATATTTAGCGGAACAGGTTAGTGATTGCAATGCACAGATAAGTATGGAGGTGGCTTGAGATGCAGGAACGATTAGAATGTGCATTTATTGCCGTGATGAAAGAATTGGATAATGCAACTCCAGAGGAAATAGATGCTATACGGAGAGAGTGGTTGGCTGATGAGCATAATGAAAAATCTGATAAAGTTATTGAATTGATAAATACAATTTGCAATTTAGCAATAAGAAGAGCCGAGAGGAATCAGTCAGTGGCATAATAAGCAAGAACAAAAAGCTGTTATTTATACTGAAAGGTATAGATAGCAGCTTTTTCATATACAAAAAACAGAAGGAAGGTGGCTAAGTGCTAAAGATTGATGGTGTGACCATGCCGGAACCAAAGGGAATAACATTTACCAAGGAAAAGATATGGTCGAAGAATACCGGAAGAACAACAGATGCAACAATGGTGGGAGATATAATTGCAATTAAAACAAAGATGCAAATCTCCTTTGGGTGTTTGAGTGGTACTCAGGTATCGCAGTTGGATGAAGCATTGTCCAAATCATTTATTTCGGTATATTTTAAGGACCCACGGCAGAATACTTATGTGGAAAAAACATTTTATTCCGGAACACCGAGTTATCCGGTCTATTCTTATGTAGATGGATTGCCGGAATATGTAGGAACAGCAGTAGATTTAGTTGAACAGTAGGAGGATTATAAGATGAAAAACAGTGAAATTGTAGCAAGTTATGTGGGATTAATTAATTTGGTGGAGAAGAAAGAGAAGTACCCAGTAAAGTTTTCGTTTGCTATTACCAGAAATTTAAAAACTTTGGAAAGTCTGAATAAGGATTTTGAAACAGAAAGAAATAAGTTGCTGGATATTTATAATGTAAAGGATGCGGATGGAGAACCGGCATATAAAGAGACCGGAAAGATTGAAGTTGCAGCAGGGCAGGAAGAAAACTGGAAGAAAGATATGGAAGAACTTCTGGACATTGACGTGGATGTAAAGGTACATAAGGTTTCATTGGCAGACTTGGACGGTATTAATATCACTGCGGAGGATATGCTTGCCTGCTCCTTTATGATTACAGAGTGAGAATAGGAGGTGCCTTATGTATAAAGTAAGTGAGGCATTGGCGAATACGCTTGCAGGAAATAGCCGGTGTATGCATGCAAAGTTAGTATGCGGCAGTGAGGTGATAGACAGCGGAATCCAGTCTATTAAGTTAGTGCAGCAGGCAAATGCAGATAATGAGACGGTAAGTATTGGTGGAGCAGTATCAGCTTATGCAGAAATCAGTATTTATAAGCCTTTAAGACTGGTTACCAGAAAAGAATATACCTTGTATATTGGTGCAGTGCTTCCGGACGGTACAGTAGAATACTGTAAAATGGGTCTGTTTACACCAAAGAAGCCACAGGAAGATGATGGATTGCTCACATTTAAAGCCTATGACCGTATGGTATCTAGGCTGTGGAAAGCATATTATCCTACGGTATCAAAATATCCGGCAGATGGTAAAGATATACTTGCTAATATATCAAAACAGTGCGGTATTGCAATTGCCAATTTAAGTAGCTTGCCAGATGGAATAACAGTTGGCTGGGGCACAGCTTATAATGAAGATGGTTCTGTTATGAAAGTACCACCATTTACAGCTTGTACAATCCGAGAAGCATTATCCTATTTAGCGCAGATGTATGGAGCATTTGCCACCATTAACCGGGATGGTGAGATAGAATTTCGATGGTATGAAGCAACTTCTTATGAAGTGCCTGCAAATCGTTCTTTTGATGATATTGTCTGTGCAGAACAGGTTTATAAGTTACAAGGTATTTCCTGTACTGTGAATGACAAGACGATTATGGCCGGAACGGTTTCTTCTATTCAAATAGAGAATAGCTACATGACACAGAGTATATTAAATTCTGTATATAAGAAAATTGGTGGATTTTCATTTTTGCCAACTACGTTTTCGTTTCTTGGTGATCCACGTTTGGATTTAGGGGATATTATTACTGTTTATCGTAGGGATGGCACTGCAATTAAGGTTCCGGTAATGAGCATTACATTTGATTTTGATGGCGGCCTTAGCACAGAGGTCGGCAGCTACGGCAGTGATGTTGAAGAGGGCGAAGACCAGGTAAAGGGTCCGACAACGAAAGCCTTAGAGCGTGTCTATACGGAGTTATTTCTTGTGCGGCAGGTAGTGGCGGATAAGGTCAGTGTAAATTATCTGGAAGCTAATTATGCTACAATCACCGAACTGGATGCAGTCAGTGCCAGAATTGACAAGATAGTTACCTCAGAGGTTACAGTGGAATATCTGGAAGCCAATTATGCAAAAATGAAAGATGTAGAAGCTAATTTTGCTACGATTGACCTTGCCAATGTAAAGGATGCATCTATTAAAAGTGCTATGATTGATGCCGGAGCAGTAAAGACTGTACAGATTGCGGATGGAAGTATTACAGATGCTAAGATTGTAGAATTGACAGCCAATAAGATAACTGCCGGCACATTATCAGTGGAGCGGCTGGAACTGGTAGGATCTACGTCCTCTATCGTATATGCACTTAATAACTCCGGTGAGCTGGTGAGCGAGAATGTAAATACTTTAGATGGTGATGTGCTGACCGACCGGACAATAACTGCAGATAAGTTAGTTGCTAACAGCATTACCGCAAATGAGATTGCATCAAAGACCATAACTGCCAATGAGATATTAGCAAATACGATTACGTCAGCGGAATTGGCTGCCGGAAGTGTGACAGCGGATATTTTAGCAGCTGGAAGCGTAACAGCAGAAAAAATTTCGGTTACAGATTTATCGGCTTTAAATGCAACAATTGGCGGATTTACAATCGGCAATAAATATCTTGCAAATGGAACAACGACACTTGGCACTACAGAAAAGAGTGTGTATGTAGGATTAGATGGCATTAGTTGCGGGAAAAACTTTATTGCAAAAGCAGATGGTACAGTTAGAATCCAAGGGGATGTATATTGCCAGAATAATATATACATGTATTCTGGATATAATCAGCAGTATTTTTCGGTATTACAATATGTTGTGGACTCAGGAGATGTAAATGAATTATATCTTCATGCCCCAAATGGTGAGACAATAATGCATTGGAGTCAGGAGGGGGTATCTGGTTTTTCAATAGAAAATATATCATGTTCCAAACTAACAGCAACGAATATAAGTACTACGAAAAATGTAACAGCCAGTGGAACAGTTACAGCAGGCTCATCACTGATTACTAAATCAATTGAATTGTCGTTTTCTACACCATTTATAGATTTTCATTATAATAAATCATCTGCAGATTTTACTTCTCGATTGATTGATTATGGTGGAAATTTTAGTATATATACAAATTCAGGTATATTTCAATTTTGCAATAGTAAAGGAACCCAAACAGCTAGAATACATTCGAATGGAACTTTTGGTGCAGCAACAGGTGGAACTGCAATAGTGGGAAGTGCGATATATTGTCAAACAACATGGAGTGGTGGAGCATATACTGCAGTTTATGGAGCATCATTCACGAATCCTTCCTCAAGACTGGTAAAGGAAAATATTATTAATATGTCGGAAGAGGAAGCAAAAAAGATATTATTACTTAATCCGGTAGATTTTGATTATATTAAGGAATTTGGCGGAGAGAAGAATCAGAGAGGACTAATTGCAGAGGATGTTCTGAATATCATACCATCCTGTGTTACCGTTCCGGAAGAGTATTCGGAATCAGATTTTGCACCGGAAAAGGGTATTATGAATAAGGTACTTGCAATTGATTACTCTAAGCTGATTCCATATTTAATAAAAATAGTACAGATGCAACAAGAAGAAATTGAAGCGTTGAAGCACGCATAGCGTAGCTGATACGTTTCTTTTTTTATAAAAAATTTAAGGAGGAAAAGAAAATGAACAACAACACAATCAAAGCAATCATAACAGCAGTAACGGGATTCTTATCATCCCTGCTCGGTATACTTTATGTACCGGTATTACTTATGGTTGCCTGCAACATTATTGACTATGCGACAGGTATCTTCGCATCAAAGTATCGTAATCAGCCGGTGGATTCATACAAGGGATTCCGGGGAATTGCAAAGAAGATTTCCATGT